AGGAGATACGGTGGCTGGTAGAGATATTACCGAAGGACGTTCCAATCGGGCTATTGCAGTAGATGTTGGTGTAGTCTCTGACGCATCTATCTGGCAGAACACTGACATCGCTTACGATGTTGCATTGGGTGGTATGCCTTTCATCTATGCCATCAATGATTCACGTCCATACATTCGTCAAACAGCACCGTTCCGTAAGGACCAGTTCGACAATGGTTCTGAACCAGGAGAGCAATCTCTAACTGGTTGGTGGTTACGTTCACAGTCATCATTCCACAGTGGAACGGGTATCAAGTTCTATGACCCATCTGCTGGTGAGATAGTACAACATCGCTTTGCTGACAGTAAAGGCATAGATGTCTGGACTAAAGGTGAAGTAACTCTACTTAACGATGTAGTCAATACTCATCCGACCACTGGTGCCGTAGTTGGTACAGACCATCAACATCGCAATCAACATTTACGTTCTATTCAATGGAATAGCACTGAAGGTGTATTGCTACACGATGAGTTTGATGTAGATAAAATTTCAGCAGCAGGTGCAGTAACTCACTTTATCGACTATGTTCCTGGAACAACCGAAAAAGTATATGCTATATGTGATGATGGAGTTAATGCTTACTGGGTAACTAATCAAGTGCACGGCGGTGCAAACAAACTGCATATGTATAAGAAACCGTTAACTGGTTCTTCGGCAAGCACAGCAGATGAAACACTTATGTTTCGTGGTGATTCAATTGTAATTACATACGCAACAATGGAGTTTGTCAAAGACCGTATTGTTCTTTGCGTTAATAATAGAGTATACGAACTATCCACATCTGCTTCATCATTGCCTAGCCCCGTATACACTAACCCTAATACAAATTATCACTATACAAGCGTAGCCGCTTCTGGTCCTGCCATCTACACAGCAGGTCACTCAGGTATTTACTCGACCATTCAGAAGTACACGCTATCAACAGCAGGGGTAATGCCTACCCTTACATCCGCAGTTGTTGCTGCTGAACTACCTGCTGGTGAAATAGTTGAGAAGTTATATTACTACCTTGGCTATATGATGATTGGTACTAACAAGGGAGTTCGTGCTTCCATTGTTTCCCCTGATGATGGTTCACTTACCTATGGACCTTTAATCTTTGAAACATCACAGCCAGTTTATGACTTTGCTGGAAGAGATAGATTTATCTGGGCAACAACTGGTATTGGTTCTCTCGACGCTGGGCTTACCCGATTTGACTTAGGTAACGAACCAGAAACTTTGCGCTTTGCTTATGCAAACGACCTACAAGTAACTCAAACTGCGGAGCATTACACTACTGGTGTTGCATTCTTGGGAACGACTAATCGTCTTGCGTTTTGCACAGCACACGATACTACGGATGGCGCGATATACTTAGAGTCAGCAACTGAATTAGTTCCTAGTGGATATATTACAACAGGTAACATCCGATACAACACACTTGAGCCTAAGAACTTTAAGCGACTACTTGGTCGTGGTGACTTCACCTACGGTTCTATGACACTTGAGACTGTTGACAAGAATGGTGTCGAGTATGACCACATCTCATACGATGCCAACATCTCACCAGTAGAGGTAACTACATCACAGCCAGCAACGGCTCAGGAATACGTAGCCTACAAGTTCATTATGTACCGCGATGCTACAGACAACACTAAGGGTCCAACCTTTAAGGGTTACCAAGCAAAGGCAACGATTGCTACTCCACGTCAGCGTGTTGTGCGATTCCCTGTCTACTGCTTTGATGTTGAAACAGACAAGTACAACACTGTAATTGGCTACGAAGGCAGAGCCTTCACGCGTATCCAAACACTTGAAGACATAGAAGAAGGTGGCGATGTCGTCATCTGGCAGGATTTATCAACTGGTGAATCTCGTCAGGCAATCATCGAGCAAGTAACCTTTACACGTATGACACCACCAGATAAGCGTTTCGATGGATTCGGTGGTGTCCTAGAGATAACGATTAGGACGGTCTAATGGCAGCGCAAGACTGGGCTGCGTTTACCGTAGCACTAATAACTATTGCAGCAGCATTTGCTGGTGCAACTAAATGGCTAGTAAAGCATTACCTGGCTGAATTAAAGCCAAACGGGGGCGGTTCCGTGAAAGACCAAGTGAACCGATTGGAAGAACGCGTTGACCAAATCTATCTCCTCCTTTGTGAGAAGAAGTAATTTACTAGCAGTATTCTTTTTAGCCTTTGGCACATCTCTATTTGCCCTACCGTATTCAGCACAGGCAAACTGTGTGAACACTGCACAAGCAGAAACTATTGCTGCTGTTGCAGAACCCACACCCGCAGGAGAAACAGCAACTGTCATAACGTTGGCAACCTGCGGTGGAGATGATGTCTCTTACCGAGTTCCTGTAACAACAACCATTACCTATGATGGTGTGCAGTTCGATAGAGTCTATGCAACAACCAACAGTGTAATTACCTTTGGTAGACCTGATGGTACATACTGGGATTACCCACGAACACCAAGTATCTCTATTCAGTCAATGGACTGGGTTGTCTACCCTAACCAGCGTAACGATGAACACTTAATCATCAGCGCAAGTGATGGTGGATTCCAAGTAGATATCTCTGCTCGTCCTATTTTCTTACAGAGTGCACCAGAGACTACGAACATTGTCATCACTGCAGCCATCAACACTGATGGAACAGTTGCAATCTCTTATGTCTTAAGTGGCGCAGATTACTCTAACTATAACTGGGCAAGAACAGGTGCTCGCTTGAATGACGGAACAGTTGTCCCACTAGAGCAAGCAAACATTGAACGAGTTGAAGAAGCACCAGTGCTTACTCCAGAACCAGTTGCTCCTACCCCAGAGCCAACACCTTCGCCCGTTCCAAGTCAAGAGCCATCTCCAACTCCGACTCCCTCAGTTGAGCCTTCTGTTTCACCTGAACCAGTTCCAACTCAGAGTCCTGAACCCTCACCTGTGCCGAGTCCAAGTCAGTCTGTAGAACCAGCGCCTTTGCCTTCTCCAGAACCAGCGCCTGTTCCAACTCCTGAACCTTCTGCACCAAGTAACCCACCGTTGCCTGAACCATTACCCACTCCTATCCCTGAACCAGTACGCGAACCAGAACCTCCATCTGCAGAGCAGATAGCAGCACAACAGGCTGCTGAACAAGCCAGAGTAGAAGCAGAGATTGCTGCTGCTAAGGCTGAGGAGGAAGCAAGGATAGCAGAAGAGGCAGCCAAGGCTGCTGAACAAGCAGCATTAGAGGCAGAGATTCAAGCGGCATTAAATGAAGCAGCCCCTGAGGGCGGAGAGCCTCCAGTGCTTATTGTGGCGGAGCCAGAGTTTACCCCTCAGCCACCCGCTCCAGAGCCTCCTGCGCCCCCTGTGGAGCCTTTACCGCCCACTCCTGAACCAGAACCAAAGCCAGAACCTGAGGTGATTCCACCTGCTCCGAAGCCAGAGCCTACGCCTGAACCAGAGCCAGTGCCTGTCATCCCTAGTCAACCTGAACCCCCTGTCGTAGAGCCTAATCCTACACCAGAGCCAATCGCTCTGACAGAGGACACGAACTTAGAAGAACTTCCAGCAGACTTCCCCATCCTTTTGGAGAACGGAGTCGTGCTAACTGCAGAGGTAGTCATAGCAATCCAGTTGCTTGAGAACCCAGCAGAGTTATTGAACGCAATCTTCACAGACCCTAGCCAAGCCTTGATGGCTCTCTCAAACATCGGTGCCGATATGTCGGATGAAGTACGAGAAGACTCAGAGAAGGTCGTGGTATCAGCCATCATCGCTGGTGGCATAGCAACCCAAGCAGCAGCATCCGCTGCAGCAACAGCCGCATACAGGAGAAAACCTTAATGAAAGACTTCTTTTCAGATATAGCAAATCAACTATGGACACTCCTCGGAATGTTCGTGGCTTGGGTAGTCCTTGAGGGGTCAGCCAAGACAGTAGTTGGTTACGCAATCCTTGTTTCCTCAGTTGTCTGGGGACTCACCTTCAAACTACGTAACCCAAAGGACGAATAATGGACACACTAAAGAACGTGATGATGCGTATTCTCGCAGTCATCGCAGCCGAAGCACTGGGTGTAATCGGTGCAGGTTCTCTCGTGGGCATTGAGGTATGGCAAGCAGCGGTACTGGCTGGCGCACTAGGTGCAGCCCGCGTACTTGAGGCTCTAGCCCGCTTCTACCTAGCAGACGGAGAACTATCAGCAGATGAAATTAACCAGGCATTTGCCAAGGTTGACAAGAAAGCGAGTGAATAAATGGGACAAAGAGCAGACTTCATTGCAGTAGCAAAGGGAGAACTCGGAGTTATCGAAGGTCCAAAGGACAACGAGACAAAGTACGGAGCCTTTACTAAGGCTAACTTCCTACCTTGGTGCGGTTCATTCGTGAACTGGTGTGCCAATGAGGTGGGTCTGAAGATTCCTAACTGTGTATCTACAGTGGCAGGTGCTAAGGCATTTGAGAAGAAGGGTCAATGGGAAAAGGCAAGCGACGAAGCGACACCACTTCCTGGGGATATCGTATTCTTCGACTTCCCGAACGACGGAGTTGATAGAATCAGTCACGTTGGCATTGTCGTTAAAGACAATGGTGATGGTACGGTTACCTGTATCGAGGGCAACACAGCCCCAGATAAGAAGGGTGACCAGCGCAACGGAGGGCAAGTCTGCCTGAAGGTGCGTGCATTCAAGAAGAAGAACGGCTCTAAGTTACGTAAGTCACAGGCTGTGACAGTCGTAGGTTTTGGTAAGCCAGTCTTCAAATCCTAAGGAGAACCAATGAACAAAGATAAACTAATCGCAATCGCAAGTACATACTTCCGTGCAGCATTCGCTGCCGTAACTGCACTCTACCTCGCAGGTGAGACAAGCCCACAGGCTCTACTCTCAGCAGCGGTGGCAGCGGTTGCAGGTCCAGTGCTCAAGGCATTAGACCCTAAGGCAACTGAGTTCGGCAAAGGTTCTAAGTAACCTAAGTCTTAAGTAACAAAAGACCCCATCATCTTGGCAACACGCCGAGGTGGTGGGGTTCTTTTTGTTTTTATGCTACAGTTTTCCTACTCGAAAGAGTGGGTCGGAAACCTCAAATGTGATTTGGGGTAAGGGGTCGTATTCCTAAAATCAGGGTTCCGAGTTATTGGAGGAACCCTTAATGAATATAAAAGAAATAAATTATTTCTTTGAAAGAATTATTCAACAAGATGATTGTTGGAAATGGACAGGAACAATATCTGTTCAGGGTTATGCAAGATTTAATTTACGTAGACCTGATGGCTTTAGATGGAGAGCACATCGTTGGGCATATGAATACTTCATCACTGAGATTCCAGAGGGGCTAACCCTCGACCATCTATGTCGCAACAAGTGGTGTGTCAACCCATACCATATGGACCCAGTGCCAAGCAGTGTCAATAGCACAAGGCATCAGACGGGCGACAACACAATTACACAGGCACGTGACTGGAGCAACGGCAGTTGCAAGAATGGTCATAGCCTAGCCACGTGGGGATACGTCGACAGGAAAAAGAAAGACGGCAGGACAAGCCGAGAGTGTCGTGGTTGCAGAAAAGAACAGAGCGTGAGATACTATAGGAGTAGATAGTTCTCCTTCATTGAGTCACTCCTGTCCTCTGAAGGAGGGCTATCTGCTCAACTACTAGACGGGAGTTACAAATGCGTAATCCATTTAAGAAGCACAAGGAACACGAAGAAGAGCACGCTGATATCACAGACTTGTTCTTTGATTTGTTTGTTGAAGTAGCAAACTTGGAAGCAAGAGTAAAAGAACTACGCGAAGAAGTAGACTTCTTAGTAGATGAACTAGATGATTAAACTAGATTCATATGAACTACCAGAGCACATTAGTTATAGTGCTTTCACTACTTTTCTCACTTGTGGGTATCAGTATTACCTTGGTCGACTACTCAAAGTCCCTGAGGAACCATCAGTCTGGTCAGCAGGAGGACGGGCTTTCCACTTAGCAGCAGAAACGTGGGACTTAGAGAATGGTTAACAGTTACTGGCACGATGCTTGGGTCAAGGAGATTGACGGGCTTGACTTCTCAAAGGCACGAGTAGCAGGACGAGCCACCAAGTTAAACCCTGGTCGTGAGAACGGTGAGTGGTGGTATGAGAATGGTTCCAAGTGGACAGATGATTACATCACTTGGCGTAAGAACAATCCTGACTGGAAAATCTGGACTACCCCACAGGGTGCGAAGGCTATCGAGTTAGAATTAAATCCAAACATCGCTGGCGTACCAGTCAAGATGAAGACTTCTCGCACCCGTCCACAGTCTGACTTGCAACTAGGCTTCTACAAAGTAGGAGTCGAGATGATGTTAGGAGTGGAAGTCAATCTAGGAAACTACTGGATGTCTCGTGAGTCGGGGACAGGAGAGATGATTGACCTAAGTAGATATACCAAGGACACGCTGGAGTATTTTGTTGATGGCTTTGACAAAGCACGTAAGGCTGGTATATTTCTACCGAACCTACAATCGTGTAGTTTCTGTGGACTCACAGAACACTGCCAATTTACGAAGAAGGATAAATAATGTCAGAAGAAAACTGGAAGTTACAGGTATCAGTTAAGTCTCCGAATGGTGACCTAATCAATATCCGCGCTCACTCAGCAGATGAACTCAGCGTATTGCTAGAAGGAATCTCTGATTATTCAACACAGATTGCAGCGACAAGCAAGATGATTGCTGGTGCATATAATGTAGCCCCTTTGGCAACCACTACTTCAACAGTAGACACGCCTCCTTGGGCTACCTCCGCACCCGCCCCGCAAGCGGCTCCATCCGCTACGGGTCTATCATCACCGACCTGCGTTCACGGCAGTCGCAAGTTCCTATCGGGAATCTCGAAGAAGAACGGCAAGCCTTATTCAATGTGGGTATGTCCACAACCTCAGGGCGCGGAACAATGCGCTCCGACGAACGGCTAATACAAGAGCCAATGCTATAATAGGAATTGGTTGAGGGGCAGTTATTAAGGGGAAGGTGATTGCCCCTCTTCCAACTTAAGACAGGAGAAGTCTATGAGAACTTTAGTAAGAAGTGTTGGGCGTTCCGACATTGGCGGTGAACCTTTACCCGCAGTATTCAAAACATTTAATACAAATAAAATTATTGCTCGACGCTCTGAGGGCTGTATTGCAGAAGTCATCACATATTGTATGGTCATTTGAATCTAGTCCAACCCTTATGGATATCAACGAAGAGGTAGAAGCCTTCGAGGAACTATGGGGTTGTCCACCTCAGGCAATCTTCATTGACAACCTGATGGACATTGCTACCGATGGTGGTGAAGAGTTTGCATCTATGCGTGCAGTAATGAAGGAACTTAAATACCTAGCACGACTTACCAACGCAGCAATCATTGTCTTGCACCATACATCTGAGGCTGTGCCAGGAAACCCTACGCAACCACGCTCTGCATTGCAGGGCAAGGTCGCGCAAATTCCCGCACTTATCTGTACACTAGGTGTAGTGGGAACGTCAATGGCTGTCTCACCTGTTAAGAATAGATACGGAAGGGCGGATGCTAACGCTAACCTAATGTGTTGGCTAGCATTTAATCCTGAGTATATGTTTATGGACGATATTCCAGAGAATGGTGGATGATGATTAGAGAAGAAGAAGACGACACGACACAAGAGATGCGTGCATTTGTTCTGCTTGAAATGAAACAAGAGACTGCTAAGTTAATTGAAAAGATTCAAGCAGCAAGAGTGCCAATCACTGATGAGTGGACCGAAGGTGTGAACGCTGGATTAGAATGGGCTGTGCGTATCCTCA